AATAGAATATACAACATCTTTACCCATAATGTCAAGTGTTTTTTCAATATTTTGTGAACTTTCTTGAAAGTAATCACATAATATATCCATAGCCCACTTTTCAATCTTAGATTTCTTCTTAGATTTAGTATATCGTAAGTATGTATTTCCTCTTGGTAGTAGATTTGTATAGAATTGATAAACCGTCTTTGGTTTCAATTCCCAATATTGTTGTATTTCATTTACAACTTCTATCCACTCGGCTTTCATTGACAAAAATCTATGCACCATATAATTAGACCAAGTCTTTTTATCTGCGTCTGTAATGTTGTCCCAATACATTTGGTTCTGAACATTAGTAATTTGTTTTATATGGTCAAATAGTGTTTTTGTTTTCATAGTGAATAACCTTAGATATAAATAAATATAGAACTTATAGGTCAAAATGACAAAAATCTTTATTCTGCTCATAAAAAGTTTTTAGTTCTTGCCAGTTCTCAATATTTTTGTAATTGTCTTCTGTGTTTATTTTAACACCAGAGAACAATCCAAATAAATCTTCATAAAATAATACTCGTGAATTTTTGTGTTTTTTTAAATAACCAATAGTTTTTATTGATATCTCTTTTATTCCTTTTATATCTTTTTTTATATCTTCAACATCAATTTTACTAACTTTGATTTTATTATACTCATCCTTTTCTTTTTGTGAAAATGTTTCTACCCCAAAATCTACTGCTCTCCACTTCTCTGTTTTCTTTGCCAGATTTAATGATAACGCTTGTTGAAAAACATTTCTTCTTGATAAGAAAAAAACCATATCGTGATATTCTATTATACTTTTATGCATCCACTTTTGTGGATAAACTCCAAACTTAATACCAAATGTTTTATCGTTATTGTATATTTTGTCAAGAAATGTCGTTACACCCAACGCATCTATTATTTTTTCTGAGTGATTAAACTCTGGTTCCCAAAAGAATTTCTTTGATGAAATATCTTGTAGTGTTTTACAAAACTCAGTTGTTCCACTACGACTACAACCCAATACTAATACTTTATTTAAATGCATTACCCAACATCCAAGTTAATACCGAACTCCTTACTCCACTCGTTAGTGGTGATACTCGGTGTCCTAAGTATGATGGAAATAATATTAAACTTCCTTTCTTTCTACTACCGACTGCAGTTTTTTCACCTGTTTCATCAGTCATACTGAACTCAAAGTTTCCACCCTCATAATCATTTTCGTCTGATAATTGGACAATTGCAGTTATTTTACGAACTGATGTTTCTTCATTTCCAATGTCCAAATGCCAATCATATTTACCTGTGTCCTCGTATCTTAACATACGAATATTGGATAATTGATTTGATATATCAAAGTTGAAAAATAATAAATTTGCCATTTCACACGCCATATTTATATTTTTATTTAAATTAAATCCACCTGATAGTATCACATCATCCTTAAATTTAACCTCTTGGACTTTACGAACACTTTCGTTCACTACATCAGCACCATTTCCTTTGTAAGTTCCTGCCACCGTAGCTTTGTGTTGTTCTGAATTATCAAACATTTCCAATAATTCATCACATCTTTTTTCAGTTAAGAAGTCGTCTTTGTGAACTACAAACTTAAAGTTTTTCTTTTGTGTTAAATTTTCTATCATCTGAAATGGTCTCCTATGAATAACTCTTGTAAAACATATCTTGTTCCTTTTGTAACTGGTGTTACATTGTGAGATAAAAATGTTGGAAAGATAGTCAACGAACCTTTTAATTGGTTCATTGTATACCATTCTTTCGTGTGTTTATCTTGGACACCAAATTGAACTTCACCACCCTCGTATTCACTTGGGTCTGTTAATTGGACGATTGCCACAAGTTTTCTATTAGAACAACTACCTGCATTAAAGTCTGTATGCCAACCATAAAATCCACCTTGGTGATACTTGATAAGTTTTAATTCGTCATCTGCTCCCTCAATATCAAAGTGAAATACACCTTGATTAACTATCTTTACCACTTGATGTATTTTGTCCTGTAACCACTTCCAATCTTTATTACATTTGTCTGGTCTAAGTCTATTGTCTGGTTGGTCAAATAAATACCACTCCTCAGTAACTCGTATCTCTGGTATGATTGCTGCTTCACCACACTCACCACCAACTCCACCTGTTACAACTTCTTCTGTTGTGGTTATTTGTTCTATCAATTCATCACACTTTTCGTGTGTTAAAAATTTAGGTATCTGTATTGAATACTTGAAATCGTTATTTAGTTTCATTTAAAAGTGTTTCCTTGTATGAATGTTATCATAGTGTATCTGTCTTTTTTGTCAAATTCTAAGACTCGGTGTGCTGCAAATGATGGAAATATTACCATTCTACCTTTCTTAGCTGGTATTTTAGTATTCCAAATCTGTAATCCCCCACCCTCAAATTCATCATTTAGAAATGTCACACAAGACATTTTGGTGCAAGTATTAACCACTTTACCTTCTCCTGCTGCATAATCTGAGTGAAATAATGTTCCTGCTCCCAAACGAGAGTTTATGTCTTTGAAATTGTCTATCGGATATAACTTTATACAAGAGTGTTGGATACTATCAATGTGAAATTTAAATACAAGTTGATTAGATATCTTAGCAATTTTCCATATTTTATCTAATATATCTTTATCTTCGGTTACAACATTTTTACAATTATGCAAACTACCCCAAGAGAACTCATCTAAATCAACTTTATCATCTATGTGTTTTATTTGAGAGTCACATTCTTCTGGTGTTAGAAAATTATCTCTAACTAAATGCCATTGGAAGTCGTTATTATGTATAAGGGATTTCTGATTCATCTGATACTAAAACCTTGTTCGCAAAATAATTACCATTACGAGTTTTTTCTATATTGTATGTAACTTGTTCTTCATTTACCACATCAATGTGAACTACTTCTAATTGATTTAGTTCATCAGTTAAAACTTTATCACCTATCTGTAATGGTCTGTAATCTGAATCTACTTCGGAATCTCCGACTATGTAAAATGGGTGGTCATCTGTTGCTGTAATTTTTGTATTGTTGTCAAAAGTATATGTTACGATATTATCGTGTAGTATTTTTACTACTTCCGAAATCTTTGAGTTATGTAACCTACCAGACTCAATATCATATGTCTTAATTTTTACACCTGGTGTAATTTTTTCTATCTTTTCAAATGTTCCGTCAAACAATGTAATCATTGTATCACCCGTGAAACATCTAAATGTATTATGACTGACAATATCGTGTGCTACTATTGTTCCGTAGTCTTGATTTTTTAGATTGTAGGTAATGTGTTCCCCTTCAATTTTTTTGATTTCAGTAATTTCTACCCAACCATCTAAGTCTCTGACGTAATCACCAACTTCTACAACTTCACTACCACCTGCGTGATTTGGATTGTGTCCGTCTATTGTGGACCAACCTTTTTCTCTTAGTAAAAATGGGTGGTTTCCTGTTGGTTTAAGTGTTTGTCCAGACTCTAATGTTAATTCATAACAATCGTCGTGTAGTTTTTTCACAATGCAATTGACTTTACCTTCTTTAAACTCGTCATTTTCCTCATCAAAAACCAATACACTCTCTCCTAATTCTATCTCATCAATTCTCTTGTAATTACCTTCACCCATATTAATTACTTGGTCTGGCATAAAGCAGAACTTATTGTGAACCAATACATCATTTGCAAAATAATTATGATGTGTCTCAACCTCTAATGAATATGTTTGGACTGGATTTATATCCTCTTGTAAATCAGTAATTCTAATCTCTACAAGTTTTCCATTGTGAAGTTCTAAACATTTATCTCCAATTTCTAATTGTTTGGTTTCAATATCATATCTTTTTTCTGTCCATTGTGGTTTATAAGATGACCAACCTTTTCCAACTACCCAATACGGGTGGTCAAATGTATTCTTTGTCCTCTTGTCACCAAAACTAATCTCTACAATATCTGCGTGTGTTGGTGTTTCAATGGATAATACTTTTCCTACTTTAATTTCTTTGCTATCAAAGTCGTAGTTGTGTATCTTATCACCAACTTCAACCAATTCAATAGATTTTGTTGTTCCGTCACCCATTGTGATTGGTGTTCCTGCTACGAAACATTTAGGTGGAATATTATGAACCAATATATTTGATTGGAAGTAAGTATCAATGTCCTCAACGTCTAATGAATACCAAGTAACATCACCAGAATTTTCTGTCTTTGCGGTTATTTCTACCTCACTTCCGTCTGAGTCTAATAAGTAATCTCCAACTGCCAATTCATCTGCACTATTCCAAGCCCAAGTTCCACTTTTCTTAACAAAGTATCTAACGTCATTATTTAACTGATTTGGATTGTAAGGTGTTTTAATACTACCATTGATTAAGTAGTATCCATAAGATATTGTTTTCATAACATTTGTTACAATTGAACCTTGTGTTGTTGAACCTGATAAATCTGTTGTGGTGTATGATAAATAATTTTGAGATTCATCTGGCATTCCAAGTGGTTGGTAGGATTTAACGACATCACCAACTTCTACATCTTGAACTTGTGTTGTTGTTCCGTCATACATACTGATTAAACTACCACTCGCTGATGTTTTTCCCTTCATACCAATATAATTCCAAGAATCATTAGTTGATTTGCTTAATCTGATAGCAGTTCCAGCTTCTCTTTTTGTAAAAATTATTGTCTTTTCTGGTGTTATCATAAAATCACATTTACCAACACCTAAATAAGATTGTGGAATGGAACCATCATAACTACCAGTATGAACCATAAAAGTTTCTATCAATAGATTATTATCTACTGCGTCTTGATAACTTGAACTATCAGCGTTATAAGAGTATAGTCCAATAGCATTAGACTGAATACCCGAGTCAAGTGCTGGATTCTTTGTTACGAAGTCTGGATGGTTTACGTTATCTGTAAATGATGATGTGTTGAACAAAGGAATTAAACTTGAACTAACTGGTGATGAGCCCAATATAGTTCTAAATGTATTCTTGTTAAATGAACCACTTACGATTTCTAATAAATTGTCATCACTATACCAAGGTGTCTCAAAGAACAAATGAAAACTACCAGAGTATTGTGCTTTACCTCTTTGTGAGAAGTAAGTGTGTGATGTATTCCCTTGATACTCAAATGTTACTGGTATATCGTGTTTTGCGAAACTTGAACTAATTAACGATTGTTGCAAATATGGTGGGTTTTGTTTTTTACCTGCCATACCATAAACATAACATTTATCATAACTTTGTGATACTGCATAATCTGCCATTACATCAAAATAGCTACCTGTTTGCATTGCGTAACTACCTACAATACCTATGTTGGTATTGTATTCAATAAAATATACATCATTTGAACCGGTTTGTTCTACGAAATCCATACCACCAATGATAGCAGCATTAGAAAGTGAAGGCCAACCACCTGCACTTCCCGTTACATAATTTAAAAAACTCTTTACTTTTGTTTGTACTGACATAATTTTTTCCTACTAATAAATATCAAATCTCTGTTAATTCTGTGAAAATATTCTCTTTCATAACTGATAGAGCTGGTTTATTCCAATCTTCTAATTTAATTGATGCGTAATTGTATCCTTGTTGTTTGATTTCATTACATCTTAACCAAACTAAATCACTTCCCAATCCTTTATTTCTATACTCTGGCATTATGTAACGATTACATAAATAAGGATATTTTTTGTTCCAATCTATAAATGCCCAACCACACTCAGTTAAATAAAATGTCCAATTGTCTTTTAATCTACTTCGTAGGTCTTTTAAATCCCACTCTTGCCAATCTTTTCCAAATGAATCTTTAAAATTATCCAACTCTTCTGATACTACTTCAATCTGTTCTGAATGAATATCATTATAGTTTGTAAACTCTTGATATGCTGGAACTTCTCGTGGTTCGTAATTACTTAAATCTATCTTATAATACATCTTTCATTTTCTTTGCTAACATTAGTTCAAAATTCATTTTCGTGTCTGTTCCATCTACAATCCACTCTGGCACATAATATCTATCTCTATTATAATTTGGTAAATAATCAACATAATCTGGTATTTTTATATCTACTTTATGAAACTTTATATTCTTTTCCTTAAAAAAAGTTTCACCATACATAGTTTTTTTATCGTTGGTATTATTGAAAAACGTTACAATAGTTCCTATTTTACATACATTTAGTATTTTCAATGGAAAAACTTGTTTACCTGATACCTCTCCCCAAGTATCTCTAAAAACTCCGTCAAACTTACACTCTGGTAAATTTTTTATCCAATCTCCAAAGATTGTTTTGACGTTTGGTTTATCCTCTGCCCACTCTAATAACTTTTGATAAACTTGTTCATCTTTTTCAATTATAGTATGTGAATTTATATCTTGTGATTGAATATAATTTGCACTAATACCCATACCAAAACCTATTTCTAAAATATCACCACCATTTTGACATACAACCTCAGAATGTTTCTTCATCATCAAGTCTTCCCACTCGTGCATTACAATCATATCACCTTTCATTATACTATCTTTGTTGAATATCACCAAGTCTCTCTCTAAATTTTTTCTCAGTATCTTGTTCAGTAATAATCCACTCTGGTAAATAGTAATCCTTTACATAACCTACCTTATCTTTTTTTACAAATGTTTCATCAGTATTAGTTAGTATTTCTTTTCTTTGTCTTTCAGTCAAAACAAGCTTATGATAGTTTATCTCATCTTCAAACATATGATTGTCCCACAATGTTTGTGGTTTAGAATTGTGTCCTAAGTGATTAAATATAGTTACATTAGTTCCAACTCTACAAAATCTTAGTATCAACATTGGTAATTGTAATCTGGCAATATAATCTGTTGGTGTTTGTTCTATGGCATCAAAAAATATAGAATCAAACTTTTTATCTAACTCTACGGTTTTCCAATCTCCGTGAATTATTTTTGTGTTTGGTTTATCTTTTGCCCACTCAACTGCGTTTTTATATATCTCATCATTGAGTTCAATAATAGTATGTGATTTGACATTCTGTTGTTGAATATAGTCTGCACTTATACCCATTCCAAATCCACATTCTAATATATGTCCACCATTACGACAAGTAACTTCTGCTTGAAACTTCATTAGTGATTCGTCCCAATCCCCTTGAATATAATTACCTTTGTTGTTTGGCCAAGTTATTTTGTTTTTGTGAAATTCAAGTTTGTATTCTTTATATTTTTTATCCGTTGGATTCATATCTTTCTTTAATTATTTCTTTTAGTTTATCCGCATATTGCTTATGTGATTTTGGACCAGGATGTAGTCCGTCGTCTGTGTGGTCTATTCTTTCAAAAAATATATCAAAATGTTCATCTGGCAAATCTTTATCCCAAGTTCCCCATATGATTTTGTTTTTACCAACAAAACTATTTAATATATTGTATTGATGTAAAAAGTGATAATAGTTATTATATTCATTGATATTAACAAGTTCTTTTACCTGCCAAGCTCTTAATACCACTCCGTCATCATCAAACCAAGTTCTTCTAAAATAGTGTGGCATTGTAATGATAAATATTTGTCGTCTTGATTCTGGTATGTAAACTTCTGATAATGTCTTGACTGCGAAATCTAAACCTGTTCCACCTGCTCCGTAGTTATGAACTGCTGTGTTTTCATCTCCGAGTAAGTGAGTAAAGGTTTGAGTTTGTTCAATATCCCAACCATAAGTCCAACTACAACCAAAGGTGTAGATTTGTCTTCTGACATTTTTATTATTGTAGATTGGGTCGTGTTGTCTACCACCCTCAAATCCACCATTATTATTTTGGTATATATTTAGGGCTTGTGATTTGCCACTTGTTCTAACTCGGTAATTATCGTAGAGTAACCTTTCTACGTTACCCTTAACCTTCTTGTCCACCTGTCATACCTGATGATTCTAATAATTTTCTTGGAACGGTTCCACAATTTCCACAACTATAAACTTGGATTGGAACGATAGCTTCTTTCCCTGTTGGACTCATCAATGGTGATATCTTTTTTAAAAAGAAAGCAGGTATAAAAGATGCGTTTCCACACTCCTCACAAACAATAGTATCTGCTTTTGATATATCTAATTGTTGTTGTCCTTGTGGAACTCCACCGTCTGGATGACTACTCATTTGATACTCCCTATTAATTCAACAAACATAGCCATAATGTTGATTTCTTTATCAACTACTACCGCATCTGATTGTTGGTATTTACTTAGAATCAATATACACTCAGCGATATGTCCTGCTCCCCACTCATCTACGGTATCAAACATCAATCTGAATAAATCAGAGAAGTCTGTTACTTTTGAATCTGCTAACAATTGTCTAATGTTTTTAAATGAATTCTTTTTATCTTGTGTTTTCAATATATCCAACACTTGATTTTTATAATCATTTTGAACAATAGTATTTTCATCAATTGTTAATTTGGAATCTACAACTTGTCTTTGAGCACCATTGATTACTCGTCTGATATCTGGATAACCACCATTTACAATGGTAGCTATATCTTTTACATCATACTGAACATTTTCGTTTGTCAGTATGTTTGCCAGATGTTGTGCAACTTGTTTTCTGTCTGGTGGTATAATCTGAAATGATTGACAACGACTTTGTATCGGGTCAATTATTCTCTCTACATAATTACAAGTCAATATAAAACGACAATTCTTTGAGAAAGTTTCCATAAGATTACGAAGTGCTGCTTGAGCGTTTGGTGTAATGTAATCACACTCGTCCAAGATTATGACTTTCATATCTTTGAAACCTAATGTTGATGCGAAGTTCTTGACTTTCTCACGAACTACATCTACTGAATTCTCATCAGATGCGTTTATATAAAGGTAATCACAATCGATATTATTAATTAATAGTTTAGCAAGTGTTGTTTTACCTGTTCCTGCTTTTCCAAATAATAATAGATGTGGTATATCTCCTGATTCAAGATATACCGACACCTTTGATTTTAAATGGTCATTACCGATATAATTCTCTAACTCGCTAGGGCGATATTTCTCCACCCATAAACTATGTTTTAGAGTTTCCATTAGTTAACTGCTTGTGTTGATACCAAGAAGTATTCTGAATCGTAATTATCGATTGAGAATTTAATTCTTGATAACCCTTGTGAACTAACTTCTAATGTTGCACTTTCACAATCTTTATTTGCATTTAAGATTGATGCGAACATATTTGCATTGAAACTGATTGGTTCCATCATTTTATACTGAGTGGTTTCAACTGGAATCGTAACACGATTAGATGCGATACTTGCATATCCAATCACGATTTCTGCTTTGTCGTTATCAGTTAATATCGTAAAGGTTTCAGCTTCTGCTAAAGCACCCTTACCACTAATAAATGTATTGATGAAATGTGCGTCTACCTTAATACCTAACTCAAATGAATCTGGTAGATTCTTAAGTTCTGGTGGTGTAGGTATAACTGACAAATCACTCAACATATATTTAGATTTTGTTTTTCTTTTTGAATCTTCTAATTCCATAGAAATAAACTTATCACCTGAACGTGATAAACTTACATCAACATCATCACCCAATACTGATAGTAGTGAACCTAATTGTGCAGTATTGTATACTCCAAGTTCACAAGGTTCTAAGTGTTTAAATTTACTTAAAACTACTTTACCAACTACTGATTTATCACCTGAGATAAATCTTGTTGCTAAACTATCACCATTAGAAACCCATTTAGTAGATTTAATTTCTCCACCTAATGTGTATTTGTTAATGAAATTAGTTAATTGAGATTTGTTCATTGTAACTCCTATTTGGTTTATCTATAAATATCATTTAATAATTTGAAAATCAAAAATATTTTTCCATAGATTTTTTTCTGTTTGTATTCTCCACTTCATATTTTTCAATTGGTGGTATGAATTCTTCTTTGTTCTTTGGGTATGCTTTACAATCGTGTTTCAATTGTTTTCTCATCTTTTTGTTTTCTCTTGATGAACCCAAGAAATATAAATATCTGTGTTTAGGTGCTTCTCGTTTCCTATAAAATGTTTGTCCTATGTGTTTTTTTAAATGTTCTACATTATGACTACCCCACTTTGAAAATACCGTCCTACTATGTATCCATTTGTGTGGTTCCCCTAATGATACCGAGTAATTTGGCATTAATTGTATGTCACGACAATCTTGATATAACCAATTTGTTGCCTGATAGATTGTTCCTAAGTGCATTTGTTCCGGGTCGGCGTAACTGATTAACATTTTGATGTTGCTGGCATTTTGTTTCAACCATTTAAATGATTTACCCATACTCAAAGACTCAATATTCTTTCCGTATCCGTCATCAATGTATAGTCTTGTCAACTCTAATACTTCTTCCTTTTCCAATGTAGGTAACATAGACTTGATTGCTGAACGACCAACTGGATATCCATAAGTCATACAACCAATTAGTTTCTTTTCCTTTTCATCATAGAACTTGTGGTCTTTATCTCCAACATAATAAATACCCAAAGCATATCTACACATACTGAATGCGTGAGTGTAGTGTTTTTCAATAATCATTTTCTTGGCTACTGAACTTGGAATCTCTTCTATGAATACTGAATCTGCTTTTACATATTGTTCCACTAAAAAAACCTATTCATTGATGTTGTTTTGTCTTCTACTCCACCCCAATGCATTGCTTTGTAAAACATACCGAGTTTCTTTGACATCGCTTGTTCATACATTTTCTTGTGGTCTATGTGATTTTTAATCAATTCTAATATTTCTTTTGGGTCTTCGTGTCCTTTGAATGCTATGGCATCAAACCCAAATGTATTCTCTTTCAAATACACCCACTTAATCTTTGTTCCGTTAGATATCTTTTCATATTTCTTACCCTCATACCAATGGTCAATCAATGAATTGTAATTGATTGCTGCCTTGACGTGGACTGGCGCACCTTTCTTGTATTTACTGAATGATGATTCCTCATCTTTGACTTCATACTTTCCTATACCTTTTACACCGATAGGATTTGCCATTACTTCATATGACAAATTATGCATATTTCTTTTAAACAACGATACTCTCTCGTCTATCTTTTCCTTTGGAACATTTGCCAGAATGTCATCTAATACCTTTGACAATAAATCTTTCATAGCGACTGCGAAATTACTTCTTACCGTATCCAATCCCTTAACGTGAATCTTATTTACTTTTCTACCAGCGTCATTGATGATTCGTAATCCATATCGTTTCTTCGTAATGAACAAACCTGTCTTTGCGATTACCTCTTGCTTGATATCAAACACGTGGTCATCTACATTACAAAACTTCTTAGCAAAGTAATTATAACTTTCATTTAAGTAATCTTGAACCTCTGCACATATCTCCATAATTCTTTGTGTCATCATAGTTTCAGATAGTTCTTGATTTGGAAATCTTTTTTCAACTAATGGAATCGCTGATGCGAAAATAGAATCTGTATCAATGTAGATAACATAGTCTTCATTGGTATCTAATTCTTTATTGTAGAAATGATTAGTAATTCTTTTACTGAACTTAATCAATTGT